ACGGTGTCTATGGCTATGCACAGGTTCCGTCGTGGCGGGTACGTGACTACGAACCTAGACGAACCGGACGAAATCCAGTATTTCAGGTCAAACCGCAATCAGGGGTATTATTAATGGCCGTAGATAAATCTCTCAATCAAGCACCGCTTGGTCTCGACGCAACATTTGCTTCAGGTGTAATGCCGGGAGTGAACATGGAATCCGATCTTGAGATCGAGATCGAAGACCCCGAGTCTGTTACCATTGGTATGGATGGGATGGAGATCGAGCTTGAGCCCGGTGACGACGAGGACAGCGAGTTTGACGAGAACTTGGCAGAGATGCTTGATGGTGGCGAGCTAGCAGAGATTGCAGGCGACCTCATCGGTGACTTTGACGACGACATCTCCAGCCGCAAGGACTGGATTCAGACCTACGTCGATGGCCTAGAGCTATTGGGGATGAAGGTAGAAGACCGCACTGAGCCTTGGCCCGGTGCCTGTGGTGTCTACCACCCCCTGCTTGCTGAGTCTGTGGTTAAGTTCCAAGCTGAGACCATGATGGAGACGTTCCCGGCTCAAGGGCCTGTGCGTACCCAGATCATCGGTAAAGAGACGCCTGAGAAGCGTGATGCAGCGGCTCGCGTCCAAGATGATATGAATTACCAGTTGACCGACGTGATGACGGAGTACCGGCCTGAGCACGAGCGTATGCTGTGGGGGTTGGGCCTTGCAGGTAATGCGTTCAAGAAGGTGTATTACGATCCGTCACTGGGTCGTCAGGTCTCGATGTTTGTGACAGCGGACGACGTTGTGGTGCCCTATGGCGCAAGCAATCTGGAGACAGCAGAGCGCGTTACACACGTAATGAGGAAGACGCCGAACGAGCTTCGTAAGCTCCAGCGCGATGGCTTCTACCTTGACGTTGACCTGCCAGAGCCTGACAATACGCTCGATGAAGTCGAGAAGAAGATTGCAGAACGCCTCGGCTTCCGCGCTACGACCGATGACCGCTACAAACTGCTGGAAATGCAGGTCGATCTCATCATTGAGGACGATAAGTTTAGGGACGAAGACGACGATGGCATTGCGCTTCCATACATTGTTACCATCGAGAAGGGGTCGAGCGAAATCCTCGCCATCCGTCGAAACTGGCAGCCTGACGACAAGCTCAAGCAGAAGCGCAACCACTTCGTACATTATTCGTACGTTCCGGGCTTTGGCTTCTACGCTTTTGGCCTTATTCATCTTATCGGTGCTTTTGCTAAGTCTGGTACTAGCATTATTCGGCAGCTTGTTGATGCTGGCACTCTATCTAATCTACCGGGTGGATTCAAAACTAAGGGCTTGCGCGTCAAGGGTGATGACACCCCGATAAGCCCTGCGGAATGGCGCGATGTAGACGTAGCGTCGGGTACGATGCGTGATAACATCATGCCGCTGCCGTACAAAGAGCCAAGCCAAGTGCTCTATAGCTTGCTGGGGACCATCGTAGAGGAAGGCCGTCGCTTTGCTGGTATGGCGGACCTACAGGTCTCTGACATGTCTGCAAACGCCCCTGTGGGCACGACACTGGCAATCCTTGAGCGTAGCCTCAAGATGATGTCGGCTGTGCAGGCGCGCATCCACTACTCGATGAAGCAGGAGTTCAAGCTCCTCAAGGGAATCATCGCTGACTATACACCAGCGGATTACTCCTACGATCCAGAAGAAGGCGACCGTAAGGCTAAGAAGTCCGACTATGATAACGTCGATGTGTTGCCGGTTTCAGACCCCAACGCTGCTACGATGGCACAGAAAATTGTGCAATATCAAGCGGTTATCCAGTTGGCCCAAGGTGCGCCGCAAATCTACGACATGCCATACCTGCATCGCCAGATGCTTGAGGTGCTCGGGATTAAGAACGCATCGAAGCTGGTGCCGCTCACTGACGATGAGGACCGCAAGCCGCGTGACCCTGTGTCTGAAAACATGGACGTCATCAACGGTAAGCCTGTGAAAGCGTTCATCTACCAAGACCATGAGGCGCATATCACAGTCCATATGGCTGCTATTCAGGACCCCAAAATTCAGCAGTTGGTAGGCCAGAGCCCGCAGGCACAGGCTATGATGGCTGCGATGGCAGCACACGTCCAAGAACACGTGGCGTTTGAGTATCGTCGTCAGATTGAGCTTCAAGCTGGTGTTCCTCTGCCTCCGCCAAACTCAGATATGCCGGAAGATGTGGAGCTTCAGGTTTCACGTCTGGCAGCCGCTGCCGCAGGCCAACTCCTCCAGAAGGATCAGGCCGAGATGCAGATGAAGCAGAACCAGCAGATGCAGCAGGACCCCATCGTGCAGATGCAGATGCAAGAGCTTCAGATCAAGCAGGGCGAACTCGAACTCAAGAAGCAGAAACTCCAAGTGGACGCTGCTGAGAAGAACGACCGGATTGAGCTCGAACAATCGCGCATCGCCGCACAAAAAGAAATCGCTGGCCTCCAAGTTGGAGCCAAGATCGCAACGGACAAAGCAAACATGTCCGCCAAGCAGCAGGAAGCTGGGCTTCGCATCGGCGTCGAAATCGCCCGTGAAGCCACGCGGACTGAACAACCCCCTGTTTCCGAAATGCAACCTAAGGAGAACGAATGAGCACAGTATTAATCCATCTAGCTCAGAAAATAGACGAGGCGTGTAAGGACATTGAACGTGACCTTGCAATGGGGAAAGCGTCCGAGATCGGCGAATACAAGTTCGCTTGTGGTCGGTATCGTGGACTCCTGACCGCCAAGGATATTATTATCGAAACCGCCCAGCAAATGGAGCAAGACGATGACTGAGATTGTAGGTGTAACATCGCCGGGGATCGTCGATATTGGCGGTAGACCCCTTGTAGCGCAACCCAAAGAGCCTGAGGTTCCCGTTGAGGACCGAGCTAGCCAACTTCCCGACCCGCAGGGTTACCGTATCCTGTGTGCCATACCCGAGATTGAGAAAGAGACCGCAGGCGGTATCTTAAAGATCGAGAGCATTATTGAGCGGGAAGAACTCCTTACGACCGTGTTGTTTGTCGTCAAAATGGGCCCTGATGCCTATGGTGACACCAAACGCTTCCCCTCTGGCCCTTGGTGCAAAGAAGGCGATTTCGTCCTTGTGCGTCCAAATGCCGGTACCCGAGTGGAAATTCACGGACGTGAGTTCCGCATTATCAACGACGACTCTGTCGAGGCTATTGTGGAAGACCCGCGTGGAATTAAGCGCAAGTAAAAACGGGTTCGCCCGTACAAAAGGAGAATGATAATGGCTGATACGCCAGATGATGATTTCGAATTTGAAGTCGAAACTGAAGAAACCCCTGTTTCCGAAGCACCAGACATTGAGGTTGAAGACGATACCCCTGCACAGGATCGTGGGCGTGAGCCTATGCCTAAGGAAATCGTCGATGAACTCGAAGCTGACGAGCTTGAGGAGTATTCGGAGAAAGTAAAGCTCCGCCTCAAGCAAATGAAGAAAGTGTGGCACGACGAGCGCCGTGAGAAAGAACGTGCGTTCCGCGAACAGCAGGAAGCTCTTACCGCTGCGCAGCGTCTTTTTGAAGAGAATAAACGGCTGAAATCCACGCTTAGTGAGGGTGAAGGCCACCTTCTAACGAGCTATAAACAGCAGGCCGAATATGAGTTGAAAGAGGCAGAACGGTCTTACCGTGATGCTTATGAAGCGGCAGACACAGATCGTGTTGTAGAGTCACAGCGCAAGCTAACTGATGCAACACTAAAGATGCAGCAACTTAATAATTATCGTCCTACTTTACAGGCGACTGAAACTGATATACAAATTCCGCAAGAGCAGGTTCAAACTCCGCAACCTGACCATAGAACGATGGCGTGGCAAGAGCGCAATCGGTGGTATGGCGCAGACCCGGAGATGACTGCCTCGGCACTCGGGCTTCACCAGAAGCTCGTAAATGAACGGGGACCCACTTTTGTAGGCTCCGACGAATATTGGGCGACGGTTGACAAAACAATACGTCGTAGGTTCCCGGATTACTTCGGGGACGATGAAGTGGCTAACGGTGACTCCAAACCTGTCGCACGTGAACCAAAAGCTTCTTCCGTTGTTGCTCCCGCTTCACGTAGCCGATCCCCCAAAAAGATTAGGCTTACAAATACCCAACTGGCAGTAGCCAAAAAGTTTGGTTTAACTCCCGAGCAATATGCTCGTGAAGTAATGAAGATGGAGAATTGATATGACGGATCGTAGCATTTTGGAAGAGTTGGACGTCCAGATTTCCTCTGATCGTGCACCTCGTAAAACACGTGAACAGACGGAACGGCCCAAAGTATGGCAGCCTGCCTCGTTGCTGCCAGAACCGGACCAACAACCGGGTTACTCCTACCGCTGGGTTCGAGTTGCTTCCGCAGGCAAATCGGATGGACAAAACCTGATGTCAAAACGACGTGAAGGTTGGGAGCCAGTCCGTGTCGAAGAGCAACCGCAATACGCCGGTATGACTGATCCAGACAGCCGCTACAAAGACAACATAGAGGTTGGAGGTTTGTTGCTTTGCAAAGCCCCGACGGAACTGATGCAGCAGCGTAAGGAATACTTCGCTAACAAGAATCAGGCCCAGATGGACTCGGTAGACAACAACTTCATGAGAGAGAATGATAGCCGTATGCCCCTCTTTAGGGAGAAAAGGTCTACGACGTCATTCGGCAGTGGCAAACGCTAAGCTAGGAGCTTAACAATGGCATATCCTTCCGTTACTAGCCCATACGGGCTAACCCCGATTAATTTGATCGGCGGGCAGGTTTTTGCTGGTTCCACTCGTCAACTCCCAATCGCAACCAACTCTTCGACAGCCATTTTCTATGGTGACGTTGTTAAGTTGCTCGCAGGCGGTACAGTTGGCAAGGACACCGGTACTGACTCGGCTACGCCGGTCGGCGTCTTCCTTGGGTGCACCTATACGGACCCAACGTACGGCGTTACGTTCCGCCAGTTCTACCCCGGCACCACGAACATCACCGACATTCAGGCTTATGTGCTTGATGATCCGGATGCGCTGTTCAAGGTCGCTGTGTGCGCTGGCACCAAC